ATTGGCTCGCTAATGCTTTCGGTAAAAGTCCAAGTTTGCGTGTTTGTATCTGCCAGCCCAATGTTCTCAGACATAGTTGCACTAAATACCGCATTAGATAATGAGGCAAATGGTACTTGAGCAAATGCAGATATTCCGAACATTAGGTTGTTGTGTCGGCTTGTTCAGGTTCGTTGCCTTCGGATAGCCAAACGAGATAGGCTTGGTAGTCTGTGTTGGCGGGGTCAAATGGGATGAAAGCGCCATCTGATAAACGAATAACCCAATTATCTTTATATAATTTATACATTTATAACTCCGACGTTAATGTGGCTGATGCTTGAGAAATAAATCCACCAAGTCCAGCCCCTGTACTAGAATGCAAAATTGTCTGAAAATCATTAGCAATTATATTTGCGCTAGTAGTATTAGCGTTTGAAGATGCTGTTATTACAACTGTTGGTGTTGCTCTCATAGCAGGAATTGTTGTTCTATATGCATTTGTAATTCCAATTCCAGTATATCCAGCAAGATACATTTGCTGAGTTTGATAATACCTGTAGCACAGCGCCAACTCAGTACCATAAGGTCTATAGTCAAAGCTAGTAGCAGTAGAGCCTTTTTCTATTTGAACAAAAGCAAATTGAAATACGCCTGATGTTAAAGTTGGACTATTTGCAAATACAATTAATTGCAATCCATTAGCTACTCCTAAAGGTAATGAACTTACTGTAAATGAAACATAAGTCCAAGTGGCATTTGGAATTGATGTTGTATTGGCAGTTCCAATGGGAGTAATACTGGAAAAATTATCTGCACTATTTGCATAAGATAAATTTGTTTGTAAGCTAAAAGTGCCACCTGTTGTTTGATAACACCAAAAACTTACAGATACATTTTGCCCTACTAAATCATAAGAATTTTTAGCTTCAATCTTTTGATTAAAGTTTTGTCCAGTATTTCCTGCTGCTCCTGCAATTTGAAGCACATTTACAACAACTCCATTAAGAGTAGCTGTAGTTTGTGAAGCAGTTATTCCTGTTCCAATATAATTAAAATACCATCTATCTAAACAACTATATCCACCAACATTAGATGATGCATTCCTTTGGTCAATCACCATAGCACCATTGATGATGCGGTTTTTGAAGGCTGTTACGGGTACAGAATATTCTGCTGTGGTTGCCCCACCATAAGTAGGTGAGGTGATGCCAAGACTGCCGTCTAAAGTTATAGCCATTATATTGCTCCTACTTTTAATTTAAGTGCGTCTAGTTCAGCTGATAGCTCTTTTACAGCATTGATAAGATACCAAGTTAGATTATCAGTTTGAACTGAAAGAACACCTGTTGATTCAGTCTTTACGCACTCAGGAAGTATAAGTTGTAGTTCTTGAGCAATAGCACCTAACTGAACACCCTTAATATCAATAGCTGAATGAGCTTCTAGTTCTGTTACTTCTTCTGCTGTACGATATTCAAAGTTACGTACTTGAATAGCATTAATAACATTTAATCCTGTTGTATTATCTACAATGTTCTTTTTAAGTCGTTGGTCTGAAGTAATAGCCCATAATGTTGAGTTATTACCTTGATATACAGAACCATAGCCACCAGAATAAGTAGCAATTTGAGTTGTATTAGTTCCTTTACCCACTGCACCTACACCAATAACAATACTATTATTATCACCAACAGCACCAGCTACTGTACTATACCCAATAAAAATATTAGAACCACCAGTTGTTGTTGTATTACCAGCATTAAATCCTACTGCGGTATTATTAGAAGCTGTGGTGTTTGAATTTAACGCCCCATTTCCAACGGCTGTATTAGAACTACCTGTTGTATTTGATTGTAAAGTTGTTGTGCCTAAAGCATGATTATTACTACCAGATGTATTAGAATTTAATGCATAATATCCTAAAGCAACATTATAAGCCCCACTAGAATTACTTGAAAAAGCAGCAGCACCAAAAACTGTATTTGCAGTACCAGCTCCCTGCCCAACTGTTAGACCATGTATGTTGGCATCTGCTGCTGCTAATGATGTGTTGGTGGTTACCGTCCCCGTTGCGGTTGGCAAGGTTAATACTGTACTCCCTGCTACTGCTGGCGCACTTAATGTGACACTTCCGCTGGTATCGCCAGCTACGACTATGCTTGACATTATTTAGCCTCCTAGAGCTTCTATCTTTGCGGTTAAGGCTTGTAGCTCTGCCATTAGCTCTGCTGCTGTTGGTTGAACTGGCTCTTGTGGAACTATAGGCTGTGGATTATTAATAGAATTCAAATGAAATTCAACTAATCCTTCAATTTCAGATTCATCGTTAGCAACTACTACATTAAAAATAATATTTTCATTGTTGTTTGTAGTTTCAATTTGGTACATATTATTACCAACAAATGTTGATGTATAATTTATCATTATGCTGTACCCCTTGTTCTTACGCAGAAGAATGCGACTGTATTTGCTGAACCTGTATTATTAGTCCAGCGATAACCAGCTATCCCAGAAAAATAAGTCATTGTTCCTGTAACGCCATTTACATTTGATACCGCTGAAGTACTACCGCCACTTACAAGCCAAATAGCTATATTAGCTGAAGTAGCACTATTTACAATTATCATTCCTGACATATTAGGAAAATCTATAGTTCCACCATTTGCAACAGATGATGTATTTGCTGTTACATCAATTGTATAAGAACCTGCTGCTGCAACTTGAGCAATCGCGCCATTAACAGTTAATTTTCCATACGAACCTGGATTTGTACTTCCAATACCAACGTTGCCACTAGAGTCAATACGCATACGTTCTGTACCATTATCTATAGCAAAGGCAGCTCCATTATTAGCAGTTGAACCTGATGATAAATTCCAACTTGCCCCGCTAGAATATAATCCTAAAGATACTTTACCTGATGCAGAAGAATTTTGGTTATCTATTACAAGTCTAACTGTATCTGCTTGTGCTTTTTGTACTGTTAATTTATCTTGAGTTGCTGAATAAGGTGATGTTGCTCCAATCCCCACATTACCACTAGAGTCAATACGCATACGTTCTGAGCCGTTTGATATAAACTGAATTGGGTTAGCACTATCAGTGCCAAGTGCAACAGTTTTATTTCCGTAATACCATGATGTACTTCCGCCAACTCCTGAAAAACTATAAGTAGTTCCTGTTGTATTGATTGCTGCAACTGTACTGCTTTGTGTATTAGTATTTCCTATTTCAATAGAACTACTAGCAGCGGAAGCACCAGAAATTTCTAATTTTCTAGCAGGACTAGCAGTACCAATCCCCACATTCTGACTAGCATCTATAGTGACCGCAGTAGTTCCGCCTGTTTGAAGGGCTAAGACTCCACTAGCATCACCTGAAGCATCAATGCCACCAACGCCTGTCGTTTTTGCATTTATCGTAGAAGCCATATTATATTACCGCCCTATTTTGTTTACAGTTATCCATATGATGCCTAATCATCGCATTTCCTTTACCTACCTTACTGCAATGTGGGCAAGTTCTTTCTATAGATAAATGCGCTTTATGCTCATCTGAAAACTTTTTACCTAACCAATGCCTAGCTTTAGCTCTGTCTTTAAAGTTAAGTTTAACTTCGTCTGTATGCTTTTTACCAAACATTCCATTATTTTCACCTGCGTTTGCTTGCCCAATTTTCTTTTTAGTTTCTTCTGATGTAACAAAAGTTCTACCTAAATTAGCTGCAATTATTTTTGCTATAGCTTCAGTTGAATGTGTTTTTCCATAAAATGAATTATTTTCACCTCTATTAGCATCACTAATTTTTTGTTTAGTTTCTACTGATGCTTTTTTTCCTATATTAGCATCTCGTAATTTTTGTTTTGTTGATTCAGATACCTCACCTTTATCAGAACCCCCATGCTCAATATTATATCCATTAGGAGCAATAGAGTTAAAAGTTGCTATCCAAAACTTTTCTAAATAATTTAATGTGTTTCTATTTAATATATTTGAACACAATCTTTCATATGTAAATTTATCTTTACCATGTTTATTATAAGCATCTTGTAATGCCAGTCCATGACCAAATTTATTTTTATAAACTATAGTCTGGCCTATATAGTGTTTGTTATTTACAGTATTAGCTACTAAATATATATGTGCATTCATCATAATATTAACCAACGGCTTCCACTAGGAATCGTAACTACTGCACCGCCTGCGATTGTCATTGGGCCTGTTGCTGTTGCGTTATAACCCGTAGGAATAGTAAAGCTTGTTGATACTGTTGCATTATTTACCACTAAGCCGTTTGATGCGACTATTTCTGGAGCTGTTAATGCCCCTGTAGTTGGGACAAATGTGTACTTAGTACTTGTAACTTTAACGCCTGTTATAGAACCTGTAGTAGCGCTTGTAAATGTTGGGTATAGTGCTGTAGCCGTTGTAGTATCATCTGTAACTGTAACACTGCCAGCGGGTAACGCTGTAGATTGCCAAGTAGTGCCATTGGATGTTAATACATTACCTGATGTTGATGGAGCTACTACTTGTAAGGCTGATATCCCGTTACCTAGTAAAACATTGTTTGCTGCTAATGTTGTTGACGCTGTACCACCTGCTGCAATGGGTAAAGTTCCTGCGGCTAAAGCTCCTGCACTGGTTGAGTATAATGCATTGTTAGCAGCTGTAAAAGTAGTTAGCCCAGTACCGCCATAAGCTGAAGTAATCGTACCACCATTCCAAGTACCACCAGAAACTACAGTAGTAGCTAAGTTTAGTGTATTAGTACCCCAATCAACTGCTGAAGGAACCTGACTATATGGAACCCATGTACCTGCTACTGTACCATTATCAATTAATACCCACTGATTAACACCCCCAGAAGGAATTGTATCTAGTGTTGTAGAAGCAGAATCAATAACTGTAGCTGTAAGTGATGAGTCATTATCTATAGTAAATATAAACCCGTTTTGAAGCGTAGTCGCATTAGGTAGCTTAACTGTTTGAGCCGCTGTTCCACTAATCCGTTGGTATTGAGCAGAAGCTACAGTTAGTGTTAATGTAGTGGCTGAAGAAACAGTACTTGCATACCCCACAAAAAAGTTATTAGCTGTTATATTTTGATTAGCATCACGGAGTACATTAGAGTTTGCTCCTGTTGATACTGTTACCCCTGTACCACCATATAATGTAGCTATTGTTGAAGCCTGCCAAGTACCTGATGCTACTATGCCTAACGGGCTTACATTGCCACTTGCATCTAACCACACACCTTTTTCTGAAGGATAGGTTACAAAGACATTGACTGCACCTGAGAAGGTTACAGCACTACCCGCATTGCTTGAGGCTAATATAGTTGTTCTAGTTAAAGTTGGTCCAGTTGTTGAATACGTGCCAAGACCCGCTTCCCAATTTCCAGAAACATCTGTACCTGCGTAATAGGTTGTATTTCCGTTGCCAATACCAGCAAAAGATTGAAAGCCTGTAACTGAACCGCTTAAGGTAAAACTAACTGTGGTGTTAGCCGTACCTGTTTGCTGTACCCTATCTAGAAGAACTAGAGCCATTATGCATTACCCCAAGATTCTTTAGCCCAAGTATAGCCCTTATGGGATTTACGTTGACCATTAATGCACTTTATAATATTTGCGTGTTGGAACCCTGCTTCTTTCATAGCTTTTTCACCTATAATTCTGACTACTTCTTTGGTTTCAACTTGAGTACCAACCCAAATCCATGCACGATTAGTGGTATTTCCAGCTCCATATGTATTACCTTTAAACAAAATACTTGCAGTTGCTTTTTGTTTTGCTGAGGTTGGTTTACCTTTATTAACTAACCCACACTTTACTTTTGTTTCTGTGGTATGTTTACGCCCAATATTCCACCATGCGGATTTACCTATTCGTGCTTGGCTATTCTTTTGTATATGTTCTGCAGAATGCTTATATCCTGATGTACCTTCACCGCCACTGGTTAAATTGCATAGCTCTAAACCTTGCTCACGATATTCTTTTATTAAAGCTATCTCATGTTCAAAAGCTTCTTGCTCTGTACCCCATTCCGCTAAAATTTTAACTTCCGGTTTACCATATTTTGCTACTACTTTACACCAATAATTATTTCTACCTAGCATTTGATGTGCTCTACGAACACTACTCCCCTTACCTATATAAAATAAGCGTCCTTCAGGGGTATAGTGAGCGTAGGTGCAGAACATTAAAGTTCTTTAAAATCAAGAAGTTGCGGTGGTTGTATAAGAAACAGCCACGGTGTCTCCGACTGTCGTGATTTTAGGTGTTGCAAACGCACCAGCACTATATAAAGTACCTGCTGTACTAGACTGAGTACTTACTGCACCTGAACCTGTTACTAAGAAACAACCAGCGACTGTACCACCAGCACCTGTAATAGTGTATGTGATTGAAGCAGCTGCAGAACTAGTAATGTTAGCTGGAGATAAACCTGATGATGTAGCTGAGGCAAATACTGCTGTACCACGAACTGCTGAACCGCCAACTGTGTAGTTAGTAAACTCTGTCCAACCAGCGTGAGATGCCATTGTATCTGCAGCTAGGAAAGTTGGGCTTGAGTTAATAAGACCTAAAAATGGACCTACAACTGTGTAAGATGACCCTTTTAATAGTGTATCGAGTAGTAACTGTTTACCGATTGAGTTCACTAAGTTAGGGAATGATTCTTCCCATTTTAAGTTACCTTGTGCATCGTTACATGTAACATTGTAATAACCTGCAATGCCTACTGTTTCATTATCGGCTGCGTTTGTGTCCCAAATTGCAACAGCGTTATCGCCAAAGCCTTGTACTTCAATTTCTGTTGTCATAATAAATTCCTTAAGATATTCTAATTACTGCTGATGTTGATGTTGCTGTTGGGAAAGTAACCGTAAATGTAGTTGTTGCTGTTTTATCTGAGCCAAAGTTAAGTACCGCTACCGCAGCTCCTGTTGTGCCATTGTATATTAAAGCACCCCTACAAGTAAAATTAGCAGGAGTCCAAGTCACATTAGCAAATGATAAGTATGCTGTACCATCACTACTTACTGGGACTGTTGGGTATAAAAGTTCACCGCCTGCTGTATAGCCTGTACCTGTAATCTCACCGTCTGTAGTATAAAGCAATGTATCAGCGCCTAGATTAGCTACTGCTGTGTATAGCGCAATGCGATATACGTAAGGGGAACCAGTGTTAAAATTCTCTAATCCCTTTAGCAGATTAGTCTTAAACTCTGTTGTCTGTCCTTGTACTATTGCCATTATGGATTAACCTTAATCGAAGCTTGCCCCACGCGATAAGCATCGTTACGTTCAAGTCCAGTACCCAATCTGTTAAGTTGTGACATAGCTTCTTCATACATTTTTTGGTAATAAGCTACCATATCCTGCTCACCCTTCATAAAGATGACAGCTTCACGCATAGCCCCGTAGAACAGAACTGGGTCGTAGTTATCGCCAAGCCAGCTAGTGCCTGCGGCATTATCAACTGTACCTACTTGAACTGAGAAACTAGCACCTGAACCACCTAGATATGCATTACTTGTAGTAAGCGTATCACCAACAACATATAGCGAACCGCCAGCGTTAAGTGTAACAGTTTGAACTGCACCCGCTAATACTACTATAGTTGCTGTAGCACTTGAGCCTGAACCCCCACTAAGTGGGACATTGAAGTAAGTGCCATCTGTATAGCCTGTACCAGCGATAATATTCGCAAATGCTGTAATAACACCCTGAACTATTGATACTGGATAGTAGAAGTAATGTAATTCCACGCCATATGCTGTATCAGGTGTAGGAGCAAGAATTAATGAAAGAGATTCAATATTAGTTAGTTGTGAGCCGAACAGTGCGTAATACTTAGGTATTCCTGTAACATTTGGATTTGGGTATGACTCACGCATGAAGTTTACATCTTTGTTTAATAGATATGAGTAAGTTCCGTCAGCACCAATAACTGCTACAGAATAATTAGCCAACCAATCATCAGGGAGCGAAACGTATTTATTACCAACAGTCATTGCACCTGTTACGTTTTTACGCAATGCAGGGATTTGAACTGAGTTATAAACCCGTCTTTCTGTTTCTTGAATGAACGTAGGAATACTAGCTACAAACAAAGACTCTGTGTTCTCTGCGTAGTTTTGTATTGCTTGGCTTAACTCAATGTAGTTCATTAGGCCATAGGTCCACGAGCTTTAGTGCCTTTAGTAGCACAGCCATTACCACGAGTAACAATACCCTCTTTTTCCACAGTTTCTTTTTTACCACCAATACTTACGTTCATAGCCTCTGTTTCAGGACCTACATCAATTGCTGCACGAGTATTAGGGTCTACATTTCTATTATCTTGAGTAGCCATAATTAACCACCTTTTTTCTGATTAGCTGCGCGAGCTAAGTTACGACCTACTTGTTTCATTGCAATTGAAGTAACGCCTGATGCACCTTTACTATCTTTACCGCCTTCAATACCAATGTTAGGACCTGTATCGCCTAAGTTTTTACCCTTAGTCTTACCTTTTGAAACTACGCCATCTGCTGCTTTTGTGAATGCCATTTTACTACTCCTTAAGTTGTGCTTATTGTAACAGTTCCTACTTGACCTTGCGACATTAAATCGTTAGGGGTTAATGCAATATCAAAGTTTCTAGAACCACCTACAGGATTCCAAGACCATTGAAATACTCTACTTCCGCCTTGTGGTTCACCATCTACACCTATACCCGATACTGCATAACTCACATCTGGTCTTGGGTTTCTAACCGCTTGAGGGTCAGAAACGGGGTACATACCAAGTTGTAATTGCGGTTGGTCTGGTTCCCAGCATTCGGGGCATACCATTATATTAACCTGTTTAGTCTTAATAGTCAGCTTACGTAGCTGAGTTAGCTTATATCGTTGACCACATCGGTCACACTCTGCAATCGAGTTCTTAGCTGATGCAAACTTAGAAGCCATTATACTATCTCAAATCTATTGTTTTTTGCGCTATTCATAGTTGCAGGTATCACTTGTAAATTGCTTATTGTATGTAACCCACTAACTAACTTGCCTTGAAGTGGTACTATATGGTCTACACTCCATGTTATATTAGTCATTTTAGTACGTAATTTAGCCAATGCATATACTTCTTTAATCAACCATAGTTCTTCAGAATCAACCCATGCTGGGGTTCTATTTAGTTTAGAAACTTTGCGTAATGTTGATAGCGCATTTACAATGTGTTGGTTAGCTTTACGCCATTTAGCCCTTGCTGCCCTATGTTTTTCAGGATTCTCGGCGGCATAACATTTATCTCTTTGGATAACATAGTCTTTATTAGCTAATTTCCACGCTTTCTTTTGCTCTGATACATGCTCTTTATTCTTTGCCCTATACTCGGCATTGTAGTTGCTTACGCAGGTTTTACATGTGTTTCCTCTTATAGGAAATTCTACATTTTCTCTAGTCGCATTGCACTTTATGCATGGTTGTGGTACTGAAACTATTTTAGGCATTTCCGCTTTTTCTGCTTGTAACCGTAACCTACGCTTTTTACTCTGCTCAATATATACAGATTTATTATTTAAGTATCGCTTATGTGCGTACTCTTTTCTAGCTTTAATATCTTTTATTGGCATTTGGTTTACCTAGTATAGCTCATATTCCTTGGTACCCATCTTATAGAACTTTTATCCCTATCTTCATCAGCCGCTAATTGGAACTGTTGTTCGTAGTCTGCTTTAAGCCCCATCACACGATTAGGGTCAGTACCTTGAATCTTAATGCTTAGATAATAAGCTAAGCCTGCAACCATCGCTGGGAGGAAGCGGAACGGAATGTCTTGTGTATTAACACCATCACCTGCGTCTTGAATACGACGTAAACGCCAGTAGACAAACACATATTGATTGTCTGGTGCATTAGGAGTAGGCCAGATGTTGATGGTCGGAGCATTCACTCCAGTAGGTGTTGTAGCACCAGACTGCCGATTAATCCATACTTGGATAGGACGACCTTGAGTTAGTTTGTTCGGTATTGTTGAGTATGTAGACTCTGAAATTCTATTGATGTTAATATCAATTTGGTTTGATGTTGCCTGATTAGTACGGATTACTTGGTCTAACAGGTCAATGGTATCAACAGGCAGTGTGTATACCCCAACGCCCGTCGTCAATGGAATCTGACCTTGCTCAATAGTCCATAAGTTAATGCCACGGTTAGCCCACTCAATAGTAAGTAAGTTAAGGCTTCTACGGGCTGTACGCAAGTCATACCCTGTACGCAGCTCAGAACCCGCACGTTCAAATGCTTCTTCAACGAGGTCATTTAAATCTAAGTTAAACGTTGCGGTTCCGGTTGTTGTCATTACTTATCCCATTCAAACAGTAGCTCGACTATGAGCAAATCAACAATCAGGAAGTTATAGTTGTCATCATCTGATAACTCTATCCCAATCATTACGCCTGAAATAAACCCTGCGTAACACCTGATTAATGACTTCATTTACGTTGCATCTTACTAGGCAGGTTGATTTTCCCACCTTTTTTGTACATCTCTACATCATTCGGATTATCCTTACGAACAATCTTCTTACCCTTCGGCATCTTTGAAGGCAGTATGTCACCCATGCCGCGTGACGCTATCATACAAAGCGACCTTTGGTTTTACCACGAATTTCAATACCGCCGCCACGAGCCATCTTAGTACAACCACCTTTTTTCATAGTGCGTGGAGCGCCTGTTGCTGCTTTGTTGTTGCGATTAGTCTGCATTTGGTCTAAGATTTCGCTTTGTGCGGCATCGCTAGGTGCAGGCATTGGTGCTTCAGGTTTCTTAGGAGCAATAATAATTGCTACGCCTTTTGGTTTTTTATCTTCTGCCATTTTAAATAATCCTTCCTTTAGTTTTACCACGAATTTCAATACCACCACCACGAGCGAATTTCTTAGCTTTAGGTTCTTTAGATTCTACTGAAGCGTATTGTTTTGGCGACATAGCACCTGTTTTAATCTCTTTAGCTAATAGGGCTGGGTTTTCTTCATCTTTATTACCCTCAGACTTTTCGCCTTTAACAAAGCCAGCAGGTGATATTTTACCTGACTTTAACGACTTAGCTTCTTTAAGTTCTTCACCGTAAGTTTCCTTACCTTTGAACAATGCCATACCGCCTCCTTTAAACTTCTTGCCTTTATCTGCTGCAGCGAAATCTTTACCTACTGACTGCTTAATACCAACTTTCTTAGCGAAGGCTGGTGAATGAGCTACTGCTTCCATAAGGTTATGTTGTTTTTTAGATACACTTGGCATTATAAGTACCTACCTTTAGTTTTCCCTTTAGATTCAATCCCATGTCCACGAACTATTGGCGCTTTAATTACTCCGCCTTTTTTATGCCCGCTTTTCCATACACTACCATTAGGTCCCATATTAGGTGAGCTTGATGTATCTTGGCTTGTTGAAGAATCATCAATAGATGGAGGTGAACTTAATATTGCTTTCCAAGCATCGATATCTTCTTTGGCAAAGTCTTTTGCACTTTGAACTTTATTGGATATCCAATCTTCACCTTTTTCTACTAATGACTTATCTTCTTTAGTCATTTTATTTTCCTACATGCTCAAGAAGCCAAGCAATTCCACCACCAATAAGAGCAGCAGCACTACCCACAGCGATAAGCATACGCCAACCTCCGTGAGCAGCAGACAAAGTTTCATTGATTTTGGCAAGTGTATCTTTAATTTCGCCCATATCTTTAAGCATTTTATCCATATCGTTTTGCAAATGTTTAATTTCATTAGCGTGGGTAGCTAACTCACGGGCTGTTTCTAATTGGTCAGGTGCGCTCATATATTATCCGTAGCAGACTGTGGCTGAAGATATGTTAGTAAAGACCGCATACAAACCTGTGTATGCTAATATTCCTTCACCGGGAACAATAAGTTGGAATGGCTGAACACCAGTTAATGTTTTTGTTTGCCATACTATAGGACCAGTAGTATCGGTACCATCATAAATAACTATAGAGCCAGCTGTACCATTAGGTAAGAATATAAGATTTTTCAATCTACAGCGACCAGTCACAAATTGACCTGTTGCAGCTAAATAAGCGCTTTTTACATCATATTGCATTGTCATAATTAATCTCCTTTGTTAGTTAAGGGCCGAAGCCCCTAAGATTAATTAGTTTTGGAATGTAGTTTGGTTTTGTGAACCGTCAGAACCACGAACCACATAAGTGATAACAACAGTAACAGCACCAGTAACTGAAGTACCAGTAGATGTAAATGAAACTAATGCATCTGGAGTGCCTACGTTAGCTGCAACTGGAGTAAATGTAGCACTATTAGTAACAACAACAGTATTCGCAGTTGTAATAGTTGAGGCTGTATTTACATCAACACCAGCGATTGTTACTTTTAAAGTAGTTGCTGATGCAAATAATGTTGTAGTTAAGAATTGAACGCCAGTAATTAATGCACCAGCTGGGATAGCATTAAATGCACCTGTGCCTGCAGCAACTTGAGCGGCAGTAAGGTTATATGTTTGGGCTACAGTAGTAGCACCTAGATTGTTGATTGTACCAGCAGTAGCGCCAGTTGTATTTTTAACAGTACCCAATAACCACGGGCCAAGACGAGTAGCGAATGCCATAATATTTTCCTTCATACAAAGTAAAGCCTATTAGTCTTGTATGTGCCCGCCGGGACGGTCTAATAAGCCGGATTTAGTTTCCCGGTTGATATGTGCATTTATACTATGTTATATTCGGTGTGTCAACTAATATTATGGATTGAATTATGCCCTTTAAAGATATTGAAAAACGTAAAGCATATCAAAAGCTTAAATCAAAACAATATTATATAGACAATAAAGAACGTGTAAAAGAATCAAGTAGGCTATCAAAGGAACGCGCCAGAAATAACTTTCAAGTATTTAAAACGTCTTTATCCTGTACCAAATGTGGGGAAAATCATCCTGCGACTTTAGACTTCCATCACCTAATTCCCCATCCCGATAACCTAAAGATTAATGTACTCACTAAGGGTGGTGCATATACTAAGGCTATTCAAGAGATTATGGACAAGTGCATTGTACTGTGCGCGAACTGCCATCGTGTTCATCATCATGACGAACGGGCTGAAGCCAAGAAAAAAGGGGCCGAAGCCCCTTAGTATTACCAGCGTTTTTTAAGCGCCTTGTGAACCGTACATACCTAGTGGGTCAGACCAACCGAATGAATAACGCTCACGTGATTTGTAACGTACGTTCCCCGTATCAAAATCTCCGTCCATTGAATTTTGCAACGGAGTACGAACAAAATGCTTCATACCATTAGGAACATCAGTAGTTAAGAACCAACCGTTTGTGTCAGTCAAGAAGTGATTGATTGTGTAACCTTCAGCAACAGAACCGTTGTTTTTCAACGCATTGATGTCATTGTCAGTAGTACCAACACGTAACTCAGTTTCTAACAAGCGAGTTGCAACGAATTGCAATGCTGGTGGAACGATAAGTTTCTTAGGTTTAGCTGCAATCAATAGACCACGCTCATCAGTCCAAGCTGCGATTTGAATAACTGCATTTTCCAATGAAGTTTCGTTCAAGTCAGCTGAGGTTGATGGGATGTTACTATTAACGCCACCATTCACTAAGGTATGAGATGCTGAGAATAACGCTGCACCATCACCACCCGGGTAGTTAGTACTGAAACCGTTGTTTAAAACAGCAGCAGCCTTAACTTGTTTAGTGTATGCCATAGCACGAGCTAAGCCTTTAGTATAACGAGCAGATAAAGAATCATACAAGTTATCTTCAATAGCTTCTTCAGTTAAGCTGAAGCCAAGAGCAATAGTTTCGTGGTTGTAGCGAGCAGTCCATGCTTCTTGTGCATTGTCATAAGCGATGGCAGAACCTTCGTTTTTAACAGGAGCAGCTGAGAAGCCAGACAATTTTGTTTCTTCTTCGAAAGAACGTTCTGATGATTCAGTTTCGTAAATCTCAGTATGCTCTTGACCGTAGCGAGCATATTCTAGACCGAACAAAGCGTTCAATCCCGGTAATAGTTCTTTTAATAGTTGTGAACGTGAAATAGCCATGATTTAATCTCCTTAAGCTACAGCTAACGCAGTTGCGTTATTGTATTGATGAATACCAAAGTTGATTTTAACAATCACTTCACTGTATGTAGTACCTGATGGTGCTGTCGCTGGAACAACATCAATCACGCGAACTGGGAAGGTTGCAGTTAAAGCAGGTGAAGTACTCAATACAGAGTAGCTTGAATTACCTGAAGTAGTTGAACCAGCAGTTGCTAAGATTGACATGTTAGTGCCGATAGCAGCAGAAGTTACTGTAGCCATTGTAGTACCTGAAGAACAAACTGCTACTTGGAACAATGTATCAGGGTCATCACAAACGATAGCCCAAATTTTAGTACCTGTAGCAATAGCTTGACTTGCTGGGTAATACTGTTGTTGTTGAACTTGACCTGTTGAAGCATTAGTGAAACTTACACCTAAAAACACGCCACAAGGGGTATTAGCCGTTGTACCTGTATCTTTTTGGATAGTGCCACCGATAACGCGTTTAACGAAATCACCGTAGAAAATATTTGTGTTGTACCCTGATGCAATTTCCATCAAACGAGTAGAACCCGCGAACACTTGACCGCCGATTAAATTAATCGGTTTTAGGCCATATGGCGCTGAAACTGTTGGATAAGCCATTTAAGACTCCTTATTTATAAATTATGAACCTTTACCAAAGCTACTTGAAGATTTCCGCTCATTAAAGATTGGCATCCTTGGGTCGCTTTGACGCATTAAATTATTATCTACAGCTTCCGTTTGAGATTGAGTTAAGTTAGCATAATGTGCATTACGTTGGTCAACAAATTCTGTTGGGGTTTTGCATAGTAATAATCCACCGATTTCAATGTTGTCTTTAAAACGACTAGTTGGGTCGATTAGCAATTGGAATTTTGGTTGTTCTTCTACTTTAACAGGTTCCCATCCTTCTCTAAGCTTTGCAGAGAGATTACGTGGGTCCACGGTATTTAAAGTTGATATCCGAATCCATCTGTACGAGTAACCAGCTTGCTTATCCGGTTCAGGGAGAAGCTCAGGAGCTTGCCATTGCTTAGGGCGCTCATCAGCGTTACGAGTTTGTATTTCACGAGGTGTTCTATTTTCAGCCATTTTTAAGACTCCAATTTAGATTGTGCAGCAGCATATTGTTCATTTGACAAACCTAGCTTTTTAGCTATGGCTTGTGCCGATTTAGTGAGTAAGACTTTTTTAGTCCCCGCACTACGTCTAGCGGATGCAACTACTGTGCTTGGTTTAGTTGTACGTTGTGGTTTATCGCCATCATCGTTTTGTATTTCTGTACCTTCAAATTCATCGGGGAAGCGATTTTTTACTTCCTTAGATATTACTTTGTAGTATGCATCTGTACCTATATAAGATTCACCAAACTGATTGGCTAACTTACCGTGTACTTTTTTAGCGTATTCTTTCAAATATGCGCGGTCATTGTCTGCATACCATTCATTATCGGATAACCATTCAGCGAGTTTTGGCTCCATCTGAACAGGTTTCTGTACTGGATAGTGTATTTGTACATCATTTTCATCTATTTGTACAGTAGGTTTGAAATTTTTTGCTTTATCTACCTTAAATGATGCGCTAAGCATTTCTTCTTGCGCTTCCAACAATCTATCGGAATCACCTGAATCATACGCTTCTTTATAGTTACGTCTAGCTTTTTGTAGTTCTAAATCAGCGGAAGTTTGATATGTAGTTATTAATTCTTTTTCGCCTGATTGCAACATCGTTTTTAAACGCTTGTTATCGTCAAGGATTCGTTGTGCCATTCCTAATGCTTCTTGCTGCTCTCGCAAAGCTGACTCTTTAGCACGACGTTCATCATGCCAAGCTTTTTTGTATTGCTTAAACTTAGTCTTTACGTTTTTAGAATAGTCAGCTGATTCATCTGCGTCTTCTAATTCACTTGTAATTTCTTCTGTTAAGGGTGCGATATTCCTATCATCTTCTGGAGTATCGTCGACAATCTCAACATCTAGTTCATCGCCATCGAATTCAATATCGACTTCTTTGTTATCGATTTCATCCGGAAATTTATATTCATCTTCATTTCTTGGGTTAGCCATTCTATGTTTCCTTTATTTGCGACGAATACCACGAGGTTCTGCTACTACTGCCTCTACGGTATCATCATTAATTAAACGGAATTCTTTACCGTGAATTACCAATCTGCTTCCTGAATTCGGACGAACTAAAATAAAGTCGCCTTCCTTGCACCATGCACCTGATGGAAATTTCTTTTCATCGTTATATGCGTCTGGTCCCAACGAAACAACAAATAATACTGTTGTTAGCGCTTCTTCCATTTTCATTGTTGTGTCAGCTTTTGCTAATCCACTTTCGTATTCTTTCTCCATTTCAGGAATAGCACAAAGGATGTGATAGCCTGTTGGGGTAGGAATTTGTGATGCCTTTTCTTTGTCGCCTTCTTCTGCTTCTATTGAAGCATCTTGTCTAGCCTTTGTTGCCAACCCTGTGAGGTCGATAGCTTGGGCTAAGTTTAGGTTACTCATCCGAGTTCTCCATTCGTTGTTTGAGGTCTGCAATAATTCCACATGCGGCTTCGAGTCCTCGTAGCTGACCACATATGTATCTATATTCTTCTATCGTAGGGCAATTACCGCGTAGTATTGCTTCGGAAAGCATTTCCATACGGTCTTTAAACTCCGATAAAAGAAATTCAAGATTTCTGTCCATTATTCACCTTTCTGTGATTTTGGTTTTGGTTGTACGGATTTCTCCGTTAATTTTTGCTGCAGGTTGTGTTGCATTTCTTGCAGTTTCATTTGATGCTCTTGCTCATTAAATGCCATACCTTGTTGATGCCCTTGGTTATTAGCTGCCGTTCCTTGTTGATGCTCAATATTAGTTTGATGCTTATGTACATCTACTGCTGTTTGGAAGCCCTTCAGACGCTGGTCTGCCTGTAATTTGTCCGTAGTATTTGAATGGTTTATAGCCATTTGCGCTGCAGATATACGTTGTTGTCCTGCTACACGTTGTTGGTCAATTGCAAGCTGTTGTGCTTTGAACTGTGCATCAGATTGGTCTTTAGCCACTTTACGTTGTATATCTTGTTGCTTAAGTTGTAACTCTTGTTGTTGCATTTGAATAATCGGGTCTTGAGCAGTTTGCGCATTTTGTGCTTGCTGCGCTGCTTGCTGATGTTGACCTAACAATTGTTGTGATGCTTTAGCTGCCATTTGTGCAACTTGTGACTCAATTTGTGGAGGCATAACTTCTTGCTCTTGGCTATCATCAGATGGGTCAACGTATGGAGGTAATGAGCCACCCATAGCTGTTTCCATTTGTTTGCGATACTCAAAGCCTAAGTGCTCCATAATATGAGCTGACATTGCAGACTGTAACTGTTGCGCGAGTTGTGGGTTCATGCCTACCAATTGTTGTACATGTGGGTCTTGCATCATTGATTGATGGACTTGCACATGTGATACATGGTCTTGGTATAGGAACGCTTTAACTGGCTTACCCTTAAGAATGTTTTGATTCTCACTGATTGGGTCAGTCGGCAATAAGTCACTAGCCATAGGCACAAGTTTTTGGAAATTCTTAATACCTAAAACTTCCAACATCTGTCTGTGAAGTAGTGGTAAATCATATAGCTGTGGCGCTGTCTGAGCCAGCTGTAAGGCTGCTTGATATTGAACGACCTTCTGTGCCATCGTAGCTGCGTTCGGGTCTGATACAGGCAATACGTACACTTGGTCGTAGTCCTCTTTCTTAGCCCTGCGGTCACCTTGGTCTGGGTCATACTCATATTCGTCAGGAGTAAAGTCACGAATGATATCTTTAAGTAACTTAAACTCTTGTTTCATTGAATAGTGAATACGTGCTTGAATTGCACTCATCATTTTCAATGTGCGCTCTAATACAGCTAGCGTTGTACCTACTGGTGAGTTAGCAGACATATCTGATATTTGCATATCAGCAGCACCAGCAAACTTGCGACCTTCATCCACAATCATGCTTAATAATCCCATAAGCACTTGTGAAGGTTCTTTATATGGCAATGGCATGATGTTATCGCGCATTGTACCTGATGGTACGTCTACGTCTCTAAACTCACCGGGAGCTATCGGTGTATCGTCACCTTTAACACGTAATCCACGAGTTTTAAAACCCCCCGGTAAATTAGCCAAGGTGCCAGCATCAACAAGCTGACGAATGAGAGAAGTGCCAGACTTAGCGAAAGCACCGATAAGATGGATAAGCCCAAAGCAATAAAAACCAAAGCCGGGAATATATCCATAATGGACAAAGTGGTTACGTTTTTGATAAAACTCATCGTCGGGTTTCCAGTTACGGCGAATAGCTAGGATTGTAGCCGTGCCTACTTCAATAGTTACAATGTATGGAAGTGCAATCCCTGTAAGTTCTCCATCATCGTCTTCATGCTCATAGCCTTCTAAGTCTAATTCAACTTGCATCTCTAGGAGTTTAAAACGGTTATCAGTAGAAGCGCGGAAGCCTAACTTCTCAGCTATCTTTTTCTCTACCTCATCTAAGTTATATGTTGGCTCACCTAGCTCAACATCACGATAGAATCCTGCGCTCTGTAGCTTGCGGATATCGTTTTCTGTCTTTCTCATTACATGCGTAATACGTTCGGCTGACTCAAGACTTGATGTACCATATGGCACTACCACATCTTCAGCTGTAACATACATTGACGTTTGGCGATTTAGTGCTGGGTCAAAGTACACTTTCTTGAACGCGTTACCTGCTAGACCTAGACCCCATAACATACGCTCATGCTCAGGGCGGAACTCTTTCATGACATCAGTCAACTGGTAATTCATGTCTTCTTCAACACGAGCTGCCGCTTCTTTCTTGTCTGGTGTAGCTTTACCAATGATTTGTGTACGAACTGGACCTGCTGCTGGAAACGTTTCCATCATTGTCTCAGCTTGGAACTTAACAACAGCCTCGCTTAATAGTGGGTGATACACACCACATGCGCCTTCCCAAGGTTCAGAACGTTCCTCAATCTTTAAACCTAATAGCTCAAGACCATCTACATATGTTTGTATCCAATCCTTACGAGAAGCAACGTCGTCTTCGAAGTCAGCCATTAACTCATATGCTAATGTAACTAGGACACGGTCATCTATCTCCTCAGCTAAGTTAGCTTCGAACTCTGGTGTATCTTCGGTGTTTTCTATACTAAGAATAGGTTTACCATCAACACCAATCTCAACACTCTCTGGGTCCTCAATACTAATCTCTAGTGCGGGTCCTTCTTCCATCTGGTCTAACTGGTCAAGTCCTTGCGGAGCTTGGGATAAACTTTTATCAATTGCCATTGTTATGTCCTTTAATAGTAAGCTGCTTTTTTCTTATATCGATATAGTACGCTGTCTTCTGCTTCATCGTTTGGTAAACGAATAAACCCACCCTGCCTGAATCTTATTAGCGCGAGAGTCGTCGAGTCGACCAAGTCATCGTGTTCGCCATTTGGAAAGTCATTACATTCATCAATAACTTCCTTAGCCCAACGTCTATCTGGTGCCCATACAATTCCAGAAGAAAACAAATCTGTCACTGCATTAACCCGACTAATCTTATCTTGCCCTTTGCCCGGAGTAAATTCTCCCGCGGGAATACCCATCCTTCGAAGCTCCTGATATAAAGCAGCGCCGTTAGATTTTTTCTCTACCATAAATGAGTCTGGCTGCCATTCCTTATATTCCTCAAGGACCATAGCCTTAAGTTCCGGGAATTCCATACGCTTTTTAATAGAATTTAGCAATATTATATTATAGTTATTGGTTTCTTCGTTAAAGAAAACGCCCCAAGTTGTTAATGCGTTAAAGTCTGAACGATTTGTAGCCTCTTGTGCCGCATCTAGCGACATAATTGTAAACTCACACTGTGGCGGACGGTCTTTATCCCATATCTGCCACCATGCTTTCTTAATTAGTGCCCCACCTTCTGATGTCGGTGACTGCATATACTGCGCATTCCATAAATGCGGGCTAATTGTGTTTTGTATCTTCTTTAATTCAGGTAATGTCCAAAACTCAGGCCACATTGACTCCTCATGGTCGGTACCTTCGCCAATAATAGCAGGAAACTCTATGTATTCCCACTGGTCAGCGTCTGGATTCTTCTCTGCGTAGTCTAATAACTTCCCAATCAAGTCTTTCTTTGACCAGCGCGTGTGAACCACGATGATTCCACCACCCGGTTGTAGTCGTTGACGTGGACCTGACTGATACCATTCCCAAGCCTTGTCAAAAACATCTAGATTACCATTAATAATATCCTGCTCGTTATGAGGGTCATCAATAATAAATATATCGGCACCCATACCAGCGGCACCCGCACCAACACCCAGAGCATTATATACTCCTCCCTTGTTAGTTCCCCAACGACCTGCCGCTTTACTATCTGTCTGTAGGGTAACATCCCTGAAAATCCCTTTGTATACATCTGAGTCAATTAAGTTACGGACTTTACGCCCGAAGTTCACCGCAAGCTCTGCAGTGTGTGATGCCTGCATGATTTTCTTCTCTGGATAGTTACCCAAGAACCATGCTGGTAGTAAATATGATGCGAATTCTGATTTTGTATGGCGTGGTGGCAGTGAAATAGCTAATCTTTTGATTTCCCCTCGTGCAACTGCCTCAAATTTCTCCGCCATGATGATGTGATGTCTACCCAGTATGCATCCGGGCCACACCTTCTTAACAAAGTCAAGAAAATTCATGTGAGCTGTGTCGTTTTGCTGCCTTGCCAGTAACTCCGTTAGCAATTCCAAGACTTTGGGGCGTTTAGCTTCTGGAATCTTGTGCAGATTCGCCTTTATGTCAAGTAATTGCTCATGCGTTAGGTTCATTTAGATATTTATTTCAATATCTTTGATTGCTTGTGCATTAGCAGGTGGGACTTCGTACATTTTTGACGTTGGATTTAGTAAAAGGGTCAGCGTTTTCTCCAACTCCTCCTCAATTTCTGATGTGGTGCGGTGTGTTATGGTGATTTCTTGACGTTCCGTAAACATTCCTACCTCGGTTACCTTACCCAGCAGCTCTAGAGCCTTCAATCTCTCGCTTGGTTTGGTTGCGGTCATCGACTCATCCATCAGACGGTTCATTATATACCGCCGAACCTGCACTGCTTCTTGCACAACCTCATGGTCATACTCAGTTAGCATCGCCTCAAGGCGTAATATCACATCTGGCTTCTCAGCGTGCGTTGCTAAGTCTGCTTTTTCGGTAAATATCTCGGTGGCGTTGCGTTGGGTTTGCTCATTCTCATCAACTTGCATGCCGTGGTCCATCAATTCCAGTACGGACCTTGCTCGCGCCCTTACTTCTTCACGGTATGTTATGTTCTTTGCGAACAGCACTTCATCTTCGTCGACCCGTTCAATAGGTGGAAGAATAACATCGGGTTCCTCTGGACTATAATCCAGCATTTCATTCATGTTTTGCATCGTTACCATAGGGTTGTAAGCAAATTGTTCCCACATATTACTATATTTTTTTTGAGTATGCCAATTATTTTTGGTATGGGGGGTGTTACATGTAACGTTTTTTTTATATAGGCTGGGAAAAATGCAGGGGGGATAGGGCGATTTTTAAAATTTTACAGAATATTTCGGCGCATATACATACTTAGGGGACCCATTTTTAAAATTTTACAGAATATTTTGTGTGGAATAGGGCGCACTAGCGCCCAGATGGGACCCGTTCAAAAATGTGGGGGTGGGGGTACAAGGGTAGGATAGGGCTAGAAAGGGGTTGACAATGCCCGTAAATCCTGTATAATGGTTCACAGGTTGAAAGGCGCAACGCGTCTACCTAAATCAAGGAGTATAGATATCATGGCAACAGTTAAAACAGCATCACAAGTAAAAGCAATCGCAACAGCTCGCAAGCCAGTAGCATCAATAGCGCAGTTGTTTATTGTACTAAGCGAAACAAGTAAGGTTGCAGTATCATTAGAGGCATTTGATTATAACGTTGCTAATACGCTTGGCAATGCGGGCAACGTCTTTGATAGTAGCGCATTGAATTCAGTGTTTGCTAAGACTCAACCGCCCACATGGATTGGTTACGTTGACCAAGTAAAAGCCCATAACAAGATTGCGCCCGTTGCACAACGTGTGAAAGTTCCAACGAGTAAAAGCCACAATGCTTTATTCCAACGCTTTAATAACATTGCTAAGATAGTGGAAGCTCAAGAACTTGGTTTCGAAGCATTGGCATACTGGAATGCGAAGGCAATTACTGGTAAACGTGAAACAATGCCGAACCTTAGTTATATACTGCAAGGCGCACGCGCTTTCATCAATGGCACAAAAGACGAAGTATCTGCAGAAGAAAAAGCAACAAAACAAGTGTTATCACTATTTAAAACAATGCAAGATTGCAAGGGCAAGGCTTGGGTACTAGCAGAAAAACAATTGACCGTTATGATGAATGGTTTAGGAATTGCATTGCCTGAAATAGCTGATGAAGTTGAAGCCGAGTAAGGTGTTAAATAACACCCCTAAGATAACTTCTTAGGGTTTACGTTATAACCCCGCGAAAGCGGGGTATTTTTTGTCCTCGTTTTTTGGGGTTAGGAACCAGTGTCAATTCAGCAGGCGGGACTGCGACGCGAAGTAAATACTTTTACTGAAGCTAGTGGGACTGCCTGATTGAATTGTAGTAGGTGGGACACT